AAAAACAATTGTTCAAGACAGATTGGAAAAGGGTTTAAATAATGATAATAGAAAACTTAAATAAAGAAGATTTTAATTACCTAAAAGATGAGCCAAACACAAAAGGCAATCTTGGAGTTAGTTATAACAGAATTGTAGAAATTCCAAATTTTATTTCAGATGATACTGCAGAGTCTATGGTAAAATATTTTAACTTTTGTGAAGAGCAATGGGGTCCTATAGCTTTTTATGGTTCAAAAGGAATGGGGCTGCCAGCAGAAGATGAAAACTTTGCTAAATTTGGACTTCAAGAAAGATTTTTTGAAACACTAAGAAATAAATTTAAAGAAGCCGTTGAGATAGTTTTTGAAGAAGAGGTTAGGCCAAATACTTCACATGCTCAAAAATGGGATGTAGGAGGATTTGCTAATCCACACTCAGATAACTCAGACAAAGATGGCGTTCCTAGTGCTTTTGCAATTAATAAGTATGTTGGCATTTTATACTTAAATGATAACTATGACGGTGGCAATCTGTATTTCCCTGAACATGATATTTCTTTTAAGCCTAATAAAAATTCTTATTATGTTTTTTGTGGAGGGGTTGAAAATATTCACGGGGTTACAGAGATATTGTCTGGAACTAGATACACAATGGTTTCCTTTTGGGACTACAAAGATGCTGAATATGATCAAGATACCTTGGATGCATGGGAAAAAGAGCTAAAGCAAACAAGAAAAGACCAAGAAGAACAGTTTGCTAACTGGGAAAAAGGCATTATTTAATGCTAGATTTTGAACAATATGAAAAAATCATATATTATAAAAATGTTATAAAAAACACTAAAACATTAGTGGATTCTATCGAATACACAGATTCTTTAGTTGATGAAAACTCTGCATTATCAAAGTGGGAAGATTGGGATGTATCCGACAACTCTTATACTTTTGGCAAAAAAAAGAGTAGTTTTCTTAATAAGTATAGTACTTCATCTTTAGATGTAAAATTTATACTTGATTCTATAATTAACCCTATTCAGGAAGCATCTCTGGATTATTCAAAAATGTTTAATATTGATATAGGATCTTTAATGCCAATATCAATAAGCAAGTATACAGAGGGAAAAGAAATGGGGTATCATGTTGATTCGTATGGAGATGAGAGATCTCCAGTAATATCTGTAGTTTGCTATCTAAATGACGACTACACTGGGGGAGAAATTCATTTTAAGGATCAAGATGTTAAGATCAAGCCAGAGGCTGGAAGTATTCTTATTTTCCCATCTGTATCCCCATATTACCACTCGTCTTTGGCTATCAAGTCTGGGATAAAGTACATATCCCCTGGATTTTGGTACAAAGATGTGGTAAAATAGTAAAATAGATTATTTATGAGCATAGGAGATTCATATGAAGTTTGAACTAGATCCCAATATCGTCAAGGTGGCAGATGGAATTTTTTGGTATAAAAATTTTTTATCTAAAGAGGTAGTTGATGAAATCAACGCAATTACAGCATCTAAACAAGTAAAGCCACACTACTTTGATGAAATTGATTTTGAAACAACAGAGGCTATGCCAGAACTTTTTCCAATATGGGAAAAGGTATCAGAATTCATCAGTCCAGATTTAGTTGTACATCCACTATTAAATATGATTTATTATGCTGAAGACGTAGAAATGCAACCTCATTGTGATAGTCCAGGAGAAGGCATGACAGAAAAATTAACTGTTCCTGATGTGTGGGGAACCTGTTGCATTTTGTCACATGGCGTTATTGTATACTTTGGTGATTTTACGGGTGGAGAATTATACTATCCTAATCAAAATGTAGAAATTGCAGTTCAGCCAGGGGATTTGGTTATCCATGGTGCACTAGCAGAACACATGCATGGAGTTCGTAAAGTAAGTTCAGGAAGAAGATATGCTTATTCCAATTTTGCATTAAAGCCAGAAAAAAATCCAGGATCTTTCTATAATTATGGAACTAAAGAATATTTAGAAGTATCTAAAGAATTAGATAAGTGGTCTTTACCATTATTTGCTAACAAGGATTCTGTTCAAATGGAACAAAAAGAAGGACATTACCTAGATTAATGTCGGATGTTAAAAATCCTAGAATTCATGCAAATAAAACAATAAAGAGCATAAATATCCAAGGGTTTTCTCATGAGCCAATTTTAACAATATCTCATTGTATCAATTTAGTTATTGGATTACTGACATATCCAGAAAGTCATCCTTGTGATTTAAATGATGATATCAAACATATTACAAAATTTGGAAAAATACTATATGGGCCATACGCAACATACGTAAATAAAAATATTCCTGAACAAGAAAGTACATTTATTTTAGGATTAAATAGCAATATGGGAAAAGGCTTGTGTTCGGTAATCAAAACACCATGTCTTAATATGAATAATGTATGTTTTGATAATGATAAAAACTATACAACATATACAAGCTATATAGAAAATCCTGATATAATTGTAAAAAATGTTTTTGTTGTGTTTGAAACTGGAAATATGGTACTATCTTTTGATAACTCCGTTTTTCCATGTAAGATAGACTTAAATATGACTACTACTGGAATTGTGGATGCTAATCTAATAATTGATCAGCTAACAGCTCCACCTACAATGTTTGATGGAATGGGTATGGTTGATTATACATATTCTGTAAATTCCTTTCCAGAAATCAACTCTTTAAATCTTAAGGGTATTGAAAATTATAACAAAAATAGCGTAAAAAATGAAGAATATAAAAAAGAAGAATTTGATAAAAGGAAAAAAAATATTTACTGCATTCATTGTAGTAATTTTGCAAAATATTGGGATATCGTAGAATTTAAAACACTTCCTGTTTGTGAAGAACATAACAGTAATCATAAATTGCCAGAACATCCCGCATTCTTTTACACTGATTAAATTAATTAAATATGCAAGAACTTTGTAACTTTAAAAGTACTAACCCTACACTAAAGATTTAGATGCTTTTATTAAGCGTGTTTTTCTTTTTAAACTTATGCTATACTTGACACTACTTCAAAAACTCTGAAGTACTCAACTAATTTTACTTTGAAAGGTACATAAATGTCAGAAAGCGTTTTTTCATTTCGTCTATCAGAAGATTTTGTAAATAAATATTCTAAACTCCCAGCTCCATTTGGATTCTCAGATGCAGGATCTAACTCTTTGGGAGAAGTAACATTTATTCGTACATATTCTCGTGTTAAAGAAGACGGGACAAAGGAACGCTGGCATGAAGTATGTCGCCGTGTAATCGAGGGTATGTACTCAGTACAAAAAAACCATGCTAAAGATAATCGCCTACCTTGGAACGATAATAAAGCCCAAAAATCTGCTCAGGAAGCTTTTCAGAGAATGTTTGAATTAAAATGGACTCCACCAGGCCGTGGCCTCTGGGCATTTGGAACTCCTATGACTATGGAAAAACGTAACTCAGCATCCCTTCAAAATTGTGCAATGGTTTCTACTCGTGACATTGATCGTAATGATCCAGGTGCTCTTTTTTCTTGGGTAATGGATGCATTGATGTTAGGCATTGGTGTGGGCTTTGATACTCTTGGCCAAGACAAACAAATGTCTATTTATGCTCCAACTGAGCCAGTATCTACTTATGAAATACCAGATACCCGTGAAGGATGGGTTGAGTCTGTTAGATTACTTATTAATTCATTCCTTCGTGCAAACCAGCCTATCCAAGAGTTCACCTATGATCTTGTCCGTCCTCTAGGTGCCCCCATTAAGGGCTTTGGCGGGGTAGCTAGCGGTCCAGCACCACTTATTGATCTCCATACACGTATTCGCAATGTAATCGGTTCTAGAGCAGGAGAGGCCTTTGATAGCCGTGCAATTGTAGACATTATTAACCTTATCGGAACCTGTGTTGTTTCTGGAAATGTTCGTCGTTCTGCTACCCTTGCACTTGGTACACCAGAAGATGATGGTTTTATTAATCTTAAGAATCCAGAAGTATTTCCAGAAAGAAATTCATACGATCCAGAAAAACCAGGCTGGGCATGGATGAGTAATAATTCTATTGCTGCAGAAATTGGAACAAAATATGAAGACTATGTAGATTTAATTGCAGACAACGGAGAGCCAGGTTTTATTTGGCTAGATGTTGCTCGTAGTTATGGCCGTCTTGCCGATGCACCTGATTATAAAGATGCTCGCATTATGGGCTTCAATCCTTGTGCGGAGCAGCCATTAGAGTCATACGAACTTTGTACACTTGTAGAGGTGCACTTAAATCGTCATGAGTCTAAGGAGGACTTCCTCAAGACACTGAAGTTTGCCTATCTTTATGGAAAGACTGTTACCCTCATGCCTACACATTGGCAGGTAACAAACGGCATTATGCAAAGAAACCGCCGTATTGGTACATCACTTACTGGTATTGCTTCATTTGCAGATACTTATGGTTTGCCAACAACTCGTGAATGGATGGATGAAGGATATAAAAAGATTCGTCACTATGACCATCAGTATTCAGAATGGCTCTGTGTTCGTGAATCGGTTCGTGTAACAACAGTCAAACCATCAGGATCAGTCTCACTTCTTTCTGGCGCTACCCCTGGAGTTCATTGGGGTCCTGGAGGAGAGTTCTATCTTCGTGCTATTCGTTTTGGAAATACCGACCCAATGCTTCACTTGTTTAAAGCAGCGGGGTATAAAATTGAACCAGACCTTGTATCAGCAAACACACAAGTAGTCTATTTCCCAGTAGCATCTGGACACAAACGTGCAGAGAAGCAGGTTAGTCTATTTGAAAAGATCGGTTTGGCAGCAACTGCTCAGAAGTATTGGTCAGATAATGGTGTTTCTGTAACCCTTTCGTTTGACAAGGAAGAAGAAAAAAAGTTTGTTGCCCCAGCACTCAATATGTATGAAGGTCAGCTAAAAGCAGTTTCATTCCTCCCAATGGGAAATAAAACTTATCCACAGCAACCTTATACAGAAATATCAAGAGAAGAATACAACTCATACGTAGGAAAGATCGGTAAGATTGACTGGTCTGCTATATATGACGGAATAGAAAACCTTGAAGCAGAAGGTGAAGCATATTGCTCAACCGATGCTTGCGAAATCAAATTGTATTAAAATACTGGGTATTTAAGTACTCGTCTATTAGGAATATGGTATACTGATGGTTATGGATTCTTTAATCAACCCCGAAACTGGCGAACCAATTGTCAAAAATGTACGTAGACAGGTTATAGAAAAGAAGTATAACTGGGGTCTATATGTATACAAAAAGTCAACTGGAAAATGGTTTACTGACGGAGAAGGCAATGTGCTCAATATTGAGGCAATGCGTAATGACGTAGCCAAAATTGCAGAACTTAAAGCAGCAGCAAAACACTATGGAGATGAAGGCGATGGAGAAGCAGTATTTGTTCCTGGCCTTACTCGTATTTCAGATGAAGAACATTCAGAACAAATGGATCGTATGAAGTCTGGCCTAATTCCATCTATGAACGATCTAGGCGCATGGCATGCAGCGCAGCAGACTCTCAATAAAGCGGGAAAGGCTGCATTTGATGAGTAACAGTGACTACTTAGAAGCCAGACTTGGTACTACAGAAAAACCAGAAAGTCAATTTAAAAATAGCGATCCATTTAATAAGTCCTGGGATGAATTAAAAAATCTTGGGGGACTTGAAGATAACTTTAAACGTCGTGTTACAAGACAAGTAAACAAAGCAGTAACACAAGAAGGATACCTTGCAACTAATGGAAACATTGATCTACTAAGTGACTCATATTTAAATTCAGCAAATGCTGATCCAAAAGGTATTAAGGATTCTGGTTCTAAGGCTATTAATCCTGGACTAGTTTATCGTAATGGTTATGGCTTGTTTGATGTAATTACCCCACCTTACAATATGTATGAACTTGCTAATTTTTATGATACATCTTTTGCCAACCATGCTGCTATTGATGCAAAGGTTGAAAACGTTGTAGGTCTTGGCTACCGTTTTGATGTAACAGATCGAACAATGATGAGTCTTGAGAATAACGCAGATAAAGGTGCAACTAACCGTGCTAGAAATAGAATTGAAAGAGCAAAACTAGAAATTCGTGACTGGCTAGAATCATTAAATGATGACGACAGTTTTACACGCACAATGGAAAAAATATATACAGATCTTCAGGCAACTGGAAATGGATATATGGAAGTTGGCAGAACGGTAAGTGGAGAAATTGGATACATTGGACATATACCGTCTACAACAATGAGAGTGCGACGTATTCGTGATGGATATGTTCAAATTATTGGACCAAAAGTTGTTTACTTCCGTAATTTTGGAGCAACAAATAGAAACCCATTAACAGCAGATAATCGTCCAAATGAGATTGTTCATTTTAAAGATTATTCACCTCTAAACACTTACTATGGTGTTCCTGACATTATTGCAGCCCTCCCTTCACTTATTGGCGATCAACTTGCTTCTCAGTACAATATTGACTATTTTGAAAACAAGGCGGTACCAAGATATGTAATCACTCTAAAGGGTGCAAAACTATCTGCAGATGCTGAAGATAAGATGTTTAGATTCCTACAAACAGGTCTAAAGTCACAGTCCCACAGAACTCTTTATATCCCACTTCCTGGCGATAGTGATCATTCTAAAGTTGAATTTGAGATGAAGCCAATTGAAAACGGTATTCAGGATGGATCATTTAAAGAGTATCGTAAGCAGAATCGTGATGATATTTTAATTGCTCATCAGGTTCCAATTTCCAAACTTGGTGGTTCAGAATCTGGTGCAATAGCAGCAGCCCTTGCCCAAGATCGCACATTTAAAGAGCAAGTTTCTCGTCCAGAACAACAGCATCTTGAAAAAGTAATCAGCAAGATTATCAAAGAAAAGACAGATATTCTTCAGTTTAAGTTTAATGAACTTACGCTTACAGATGAAATTGCACAGTCTCAAATTCTTGAGCGCTATGTTAAAAACCAGATCATGTTGCCTAATGAAGCTCGTGAAATTCTTGATCTTCCACAGGCAGATCACGGAGATGAGCCACTTGAACTTAGTCCAAGACAGGCAGCAGACTCAAGGGCAAATGGCAATCGTTCTAGAGATGCAGAAAGAACAAGTAATCAGTCTGATGGTTCTGCAACGGTCGCTGGTCGAAATCCAAAGGGTGAAGGTAGATCATCTCAATAATTGAGAAATCTACAAAAACATTTGGTATAATGGGATATATTATGAACACAAATAAGGCTTTCTGGACCACTGACGGCGACAATGTTCGCCTATCAATGCCCTTTGGTAAAGTTGATATTGAGAAGAGAATTGTCTCTGGGTTTGCATCATTAGATAATGTTGATAAACAATATGATATTGTTACAACAGAAGCATCAATGAGCGCCTTTGCAAAATTCCGTGGAAACATTCGTGAAATGCACCAACCTTCAGCAGTTGGAAAAATGATTTCATTTAAAGAAGAAAAATATTTTGATCCAGAATCAAAAAAGTTTTATAAGGGAATTTATGTTTCTACATATATCTCTAAAGGTGCAAGCGATGCTTGGGAAAAAGTTTTAGATGGCACCTACACTGGTTTTTCTATCGGGGGACGAATGAACAAGTGGGACGACGCATATAATGAAGAACTTGATAAGTCAATCAGAATTATCAAAGACTATGATTTAGTAGAATTATCCTTAGTGGATTCACCAGCAAATCAGTTTGCAAGTATTATGTCAGTTGAAAAAATTGATGGCGTAAGCACAATTAAAGGCGACATAGCAAATACCATTGTAGAAAATGTATTCTATGATGAAGAAACAGGGATTGTACTTACATCTGATGAAGAAACATACCTCAGCCCAGTAAGTGGTAATGAAATGAAAAACATTGGTTTTGTAGAAAAGAATGACTCAGATAAAGCAGATATGATAAAGTTCTTAGTTGATAGTGCTAAAGGCATTAATACTTCTAAGATTAACAAGGAGGTAAGTCCTATGACAGAAGATACAACAGTTCTCGATGCTCCAGTAGTAGAAGAGACAACAAAAGTATCAGCAGAGGTCACTCCAGAGGCACAACCAACAGAAGCAGTAGAAAAAGTCCTAGAAGCAGAAGCACCAGTTGCTGAAGCAGAAAAGTCTGATTCTATTGTAGAAGATAGTGCTACATCTTCAACAGAAGATGCAATTCAGAATCTAGAAGCACCAGTAGCAGAAAATGCTGCAAAGGCTGATGAAGTAATCGCAAATGCAATTACTGAAATTAAAGATTCTGTTACTAATGCCTTTGGCGATCTAACAGCAACACTTAAATCACTTAGTGATGAAGTTGCTAACATAAAGAAATCTCTTGATGCCACAACAACTGATGTAAATCAAATCAAGGGTACCTTTAATGAAATTGGAAAGAGAGTTGATTCCGTAGAAAAGGACACCGCTTTCCGCAAGTCTGGCGATCTAGGCGAGATCGTGCAGGAATTGGATTCATCTCCAGTTCAAAAATCCCTATGGGGCGGACGTTTCCTCAAATTCTCCGACCTATACAACTAACATAAAAATCACTAGGAGGTGAACAATATGTCAGAAGATATCGTAAAAAACTATCCAGGAACTACCCTTGGCCACGGCCATGACGGAACAGGTGCAGTAGCATCTGGTTCTACAGCAGACGCAGCAGCCATCGTAAGTGGTCGTGACGGCGTTCTAGGTAACATTACTGGAGCAAATTACGGAACATCAGGTGCCAACGCAGTTAACCCTGTCGGTACTGCAGGTGGTATTCTATTGCCTGAACAAGCACGTCGCTTCATTGATTATGTGTGGGATGCTACAGTTCTCGCTAAAGATGGACGTAGAGTTACAATGCGAGCAAACACAATGGAACTTGAAAAAGTTAACGTTGGTGAGCGTGTAATTCGTGCAGCAGCACAAGCAGACCCTACATTTACAAATGCAGGCGCAACTTTCTCAAAGGTTGAATTGACTACAAAGAAGATTCGTCTGGACTGGGAAGTATCAACAGAAGCACTAGAAGATAACGTAGAAGGTGGCGCTCTTGAAGACCATCTCGTACGTTTGATGACAAGTGCTTTTGCTAACGACATTGAAGATCTTGCAATTAATGGTACAGGAACTGGTAACAATGCTTTCCTTAACATTATGGAAGGCTTCGTTTCAAAGGTACAGGGCGGAGACTCACATGAGTCAATGGTCACTGTAGCAGATAACGCATGGACAACAGAGATTATGCAAAACATTATTCTCGCAATGCCACGCAAGTATCGTGCAATCAAGAACAATCTTAAGTTCTATGCAGGCACAGATGCATTCCAAGGTATCGTAAAGAACAACGGAACACTCGCTGATGCAATCGCAGAAGCATTTGCTGGTACACCAGCAGGTACTCCACAAAACCGTCAAGCATATCTTGATGGCGGAGCACAGACATTCGGCGGAGCACGTACAACTCGTGTTCTCGGTGTTGAAGTTCAGGAAGTTCCTTACTACCCTGCAGGTTATATTGACTTGACATTCCCACAGAACCGTGTATGGGGATTCCAGCGTGATATCACTGTAAACCGTTTCTACCAGCCAAAGAAGGACACAATTGAATACACAGTATTCGTCCGCTTCGGTCTTCAGTGGGAAGAACTTGACGCAGTTGCATTCGCAACAGCAGCAAACAATTCATAATCACTGAAATACTTAATAGGGAGGGTAGCGTAAAAACTACCCTCCTTATTTTCTTTTAGGAGTAAATATGTCATATCCAGGAATACCAGTAGATCATAGCCACAATGGAGAAGGCGCAATTGTTACATTAGGAACTCCAGGCGTTATTATTATGGGATCTAGCGGCTTGCAAGTTAATACATTAGGAACTTCAGGAGCGACTCTTGGAGAAACATCGGGACCAAATGCTGTCAACCCATCAGGGGTACAGAGCGGAATTCGTTTACCAATGCAAAATAATTTTAGTAGAGGTAGACGACGCTAATTCTGGTATAATGACATAGGAGGAATAAATGTCTATTATTGAAGATTTGTCTAAAAAGACTGTTATGGAGATAAAGTCTTATGCAAAAAAGAACAATATTGATTTGTTTGGGGCAACAACAAAGCTAAATATGCTTGAGGTGATTGCTAGCTGGACTCCAAGAGAAGAGCCAGTAGAGTCTAAAAAAATTGAAAAACAAGCAGAAGAAAAGGTAGCGTTGTTTTCAGAGCGAAATATATATTGGAATGAAGTTGGCCAAGTCGTAAAAGGCTATAACATTGTGACCAAGGAGGTCTCCGAGAAGTGGCTTACCCACAGTAAGGTTCGCATGGCGACACCTCAAGAAGTGGCAAGGCATTACGGTAAATAAATATGATAATTCTTAGACTGCCCCCATACCCAATTGAGATTAAATACGATGTTCCTTTAGCAAGTACCAACTATTTGGTTACTATTGAAAACTCTACAAGAACAGTCAGGGCATCTGAAGTAATTCAATCTAGCGTAGCAAAAGAAGTCACTCTTACCCTTGCGGGGGACTTAATTAAATATGACCACGACTACTCTGTTGAAATTTATAAAATTAACGATGATGAAGATTCAGAAGACAATATTGTTGTTCAAGACATGCTTACAATTATACGACCGTATGTTAATCCAAATACACTAGGAACAACTGCAACAGAGATTGCAGAAGCAAAATACAATGAGAGTATTGCCAGAGCAATAGTTGATGCACTAACTACTCGTGGATTTACATTTGAAAGAAAAATTCTTGAGGTTGTTGGTCAGGGAACAGACTATATTCCTGTTTGGGGCACAATCTATAAAGTAAATCAAGTATTTGAAAATGGTAAACTTGTATACGATATTACAAATACCGTAGATGGTCCTTCTCTAGACGGATTTAGTTATGAGATTACAAAAGATAGAACTGCAATTGTAAAAGTTCCCACAGATTCAGAATACTATGAATCAAAAGATCGTTCAGAAAGAAAACCTCTTAAGTATAGAGATGCAGGCTCAGACTCATTTTACGTCTACGCCCCATACGAAAATTATGACAACATGTGGACTAATACAAAAAATACAGCAGTTGCATTTCCTGAAGGATTTGATTATATAATTGACTATGATTCTGGATACAAAGTTATTCCAAATGATATACAAGATGCAATGACAATGATAATTAATGATCTTAAATGCGGTAAAATGGATCACTACAAATCATATGTTACTGAATACGAAACAGATCAGTTTAAAATAAAATATGATCCATCTAAATTTAATGGTACTGGAAACATCTTAGTTGATATTATTCTTGATAAGTACACGACAAACTTTCGTACCCCTGGGATGCTGTGATGAATTGTGATACAACAGACTTTATGTACCCAATGCTTGCCGATGTTTATTATCCAATAATTAAGCAAAGCGAGTATGGCAAGGCTATTAAAGAATGGATCTTTGATAGAACAATTACATGCAATGCACAGTCTTTAAATCAAAAGGCAAATGAAGACACTTCTCCAGCAGTTTTTCTAGTTTCTGAAGGAAAGCTTGTTGCAAGATCAAAATCAGACATAAGAACATCTTCAAAAAACGAAAACAATAACATTACAAATATTCTTATAACAAATGTTAGGCTTCCAGGAGATAATCTAGTTTACAGAGAAACAGCAGGGCCAAGAAACGGAAGAGGAACAATATTTGAAATTGCAACTGTTGAGCCTTTTGTTGGAGGGCTTCAGAGCATCGAGTACTACCACATGGTATGGCGTAGATCTGAAAACCAGACAGTAGGCGATTAATGAGAGTTTCTATTAATGTTAAAGATTTTGAAAAAACTATTATGAATGTGGCAAATTATTCTATTGGGTTTTTAGATGGAGCAAAAAAGGGCAAAAATGTTTTTTTAAGAAATCTTGGCAAAAGTACAGTTTTAGTACTAAAGGAGTACGTTGATGCTGAAGCAAGATCAAACCCAAAAGCTTTACATCATATATACGAGTGGTATAAAACTGGTAGTCCAAGTGCTAGACTTTTTGATTTTGACTATACAGTTAGCAATCTAGGACTATCCTTTAACTCAACACTAAAGCAATCAAGTTCATTATCTCAAGGATCATCAACTCCGTTTTATAATAAAGCAAGAATAATGGAAGAAGGATTGCCAGTTACTATTTCTCCCAAAAAGGCAAAGGTGTTAGTGTTTGAATCTAACGGAGAAACCATATTTACAAGTAATGACATTAACATTGACAATCCAGGGGGAGATTATGTTGCAGGATCTTTTGAACGCATAATTGATGAATTCTTTAATGTCTACTTTAGACAGTCATTTCTTGCATCTTCTGGATTAAAATCCTACATCAATAATCCAATCCTTTATAAGAAAAATATTAAAAAGGGATCAAAGGCTGGAAAGTCTACTGGAGTTGAAACTGGATTTAGATGGATTGCAAACGCACATATTGGGGTAGAATAAGACTATGGCAACCGTTGCGGCAGAGACAGGCTTTCCACCTATTTTTATTAATAAATATGTTGTTGCCCAGCTTAAAGAATTTGGTATAGTAACTGGCATTGAGGGTATAGACCCAATCGTTCCAGTCCAGTCCACTAACCTAGATGACCTATTTGGAGAAATTACGGTAACTGGAGATGCATTTTTAATAGCATATGACAGACTAGCAAGATATAGACCAAGCTCAATGTACAGACACAAAAGAGAACAACTAGTTTATACGATCCACTCGTCTAGCGATGCCCAAGGGTTTGATATAGCTAGAATTATTTCGGCTGCCCTAGATAGGGAAGACTCAGCAGCACAAGATGTAAATAACTGGCTTATTAATAATCCAGACCAGGTTCCAGCCTTAAATGTATTTTTTCATCGTTTTAAGGTTTTTCAAATTGATGAAACAAGAGATCTTGTTGAGTTAGGATCTATAAAGTTTAATTGGCGGGGTAAGTTGATAATTGAGTATGACTACCATACCAAAGACTCTGATCTGCCACTATACACTTAAAAATGCTGTTATAATTAATACGAGGAAACAGCGCCAAACAACTTAATAACCCTATTTAGGAAAAAGAGGTGAATAAATGGCTAATTACAGTCGTGGTACATCAACCAACATTATCGTTGGTGCAGCAGCGTTATTCGTTGCAGATACAACTTTGGATGCAACATCATTAACTGCCTTTGAGTCTTCAAAGACTTTCAGAGACACACTTACTAATGATGCCGACTATACAAACGTTGGCTATACAATGAACGGTCTTGAACTGCAGTTTCAACCTGACTTCGGCGAAGTTACAGTTGACCAGATTCTTGACGTTGCAAAGCTTTACAAGCAAGGCATGCAGGTTAATCTTGCAACAGCATTTGCTGAAGCAACACTAGAAAACCTTCTACTTGCTTTGGCTTACAGCGATTCCAAGCTATCAGGAACAAAGTCATCTTCAGCAGGAAGAGCACTTGACCTTTCTGCAGGCGATATTGGCGAATGTCCAGTTGAGCGTGGTATGGTCGCAGTAGGTCCAGGAACAGGCGATTGCGTAGATTCTGCTTATGTAGAGCGTGTTTACACAGCATACCGTGCACTCTCAATTGAGAATGTTACAGTATCTGCAAAGCGTGATGAGGCTTCAATGTTTGAAGTTTCATTCCGTCTACTTCCAGAGGATGTTTCTGGTTCATACGGTAAGATCGTAGATCGTACCTGGACACCAGCTTCATAATTTAATATCAAAACGACTTAGCCCACTATGAAAATAGTGGGTTTTGTTGTTTATGTATGATAAAATTGAAGTATATGGCTACAAAAATATACAACAATAAAATAATTAGACTTATTGACGGTACAGAAATTGAGGCTATGCCCTTAAAGATAAAGTACCTTCGTGAGTTTATGGATGCTTTTCAGTTAGTTCGTAATGCTCAAGATGACGATGATGCAATTGGGTTATTGGCAGAATGTGCAAGAATAGCAATGAAACAATACTGCCCATCTATATCTAGGAGTACCGAAGACCTTGAAGATAACCTGGACATGCCAAATATATATGAGGTTTTAGATGTTGCTGGCGGCATAAAGATAAACAGTAAATCAAAAGAAACCGTAAAGGATCAAGCATCAGATAGCGGTATTACCTGGGATACACTTGATCTTGCTAAGTTGGAGTCAGAGGTTTTTTTGCTGGGTATATGGAAAGATTATTATGAACTAGAAACATCTCTTTCTATGCCAGAACTACTAGCAACCATAGAAAGCAAAAGAGAATTAGACTATGAAGAAAAGAAATTTTTAGCAGCAATTCAAGGAGTTGACCTTGAGGGAGAACAAGATAGAGGACAAAAGGAATGGGAAAATATGAAGGCTAGAGTATTTAGCCAAGGTGCAACTTCTGATGGTAATGACATACTTTCTTTCCAAGGTCCTAAAGCAGCAAGTGCAGGGTTTGGCATTAACATGGGTCTTGACTATGAAGACGTTAGAGACCCTTCCGTTATGCTATAATTGACTAAGCCTATATAGGAGGAACAAATGGCAACAAAAGTACACGAGGGGAACGAACTTACTCTGATTGATGGGACAAAGATTGAGGTTAGACCTCTTAAGATTTCTTTGCTCCGTCCGTTCATGAAGAAGTTTGAAGGAGTAGCAGCAGTAGCAGATAATAATGAAAAGTCAATGACTCTTCTTGTTGAGTGTGTTCAAATTGCTATGCAGCAGTATAAGCCAGAATTGGCAAAAGACTTGGAAGCACTTGAAGAAATTCTTGACCTTCCTACAGTCTACAAGATTGTTGAAGCAGCATCAGGTATTGAACTTGGTTCTGTGGCAAACACTCTTGCATTTGAATAACAAAACTTAAAAGAGGTGATGCATGGCTGATGTAAATGCTAATATTGGCGTAAATATTGATACGTCTGCAGCATTGGCCCAACTTAAAGGCCTACAACGTCAGATTTCGCAGTTTCATACCTCAATCGCTAAATCAAGCGAAACAGCAGCACTTGCACAAAGGGATCTGCAGAGAAACTTTCTTAATGGCGTAAATGCTATTGGATCTTTCTCTGCAGAACTCCGCAGTGTAAAAACAACTTCAGAGTCTTTTACTAATTCTCTTGAAAAGAACAAGTTCTCAATGCGAGAATACTTCCGATATGCGGGAGCATCTACAAAAACATTTGGTAAGTTATTTAAGTCAGAGTATGACACAATTGGCAAGGTAGCAGAAGATCGGGTAAAGAAACTTCAAACCCAATACATTAAGATGGGCAGAGATGCCTCTGGAGCAATGAAGGCTATTGCTATCATTCCTAATGAACTAGATATGGGCAACTTTGCAACACAGACACAATTGGCTGCACAAAAGCAAGCGCTGTTTAATCAGTTAATGAAGCAAGGCTCAACTAACCTTTTAAACTTTGGTAAGAATACACAGTGGGCTGGTCGCCAACTTATGGTTGGTTTTACCCTGCCACTTATGGCTGCTGGTTCTGCAGCTTCACAAGCTTTTATGAAAATGGAAGCACAAGCACTTAAATTTAAAAAGGTATATGGAGATTTATTTACTCCACAAGGAGAAACAAAGCAAGCCCTAGCGGACATACAGGCCCTGGGAAGAGAGTTTACTAAATACGGCATAGCGGTTTCAGATACAGTTGGCTTAGCCGCAGATGCCGCTGCAGCAGGTTTTCAAGGGGTAGACCTACAGCGTCAAACAACAGAAGCAACAAGGCTTTCCGTCCTTGGTCAACTTGATAATCAGAAGGCTCTAGAAACTACTATTTCTTTGCAGAATGCTTTTGGTATTTCTAGCGCAGAACTTGCAAACAACATTGACTTTCTTAACGCAGTAGAAAACCAAACTGTACTATCTCTTGATGACGTAACAACTGCCATTCCAAAGGTTGCTCCAGTAATAAAGCAATTGGGTGGAGACGTAAAAGATTTAGCATTCTTCTTAACAGCAATGAAAGAAGGAGGAGTAAATGCATCAGAAGGCGCTAACGCTCTAAAGTCTGGTCTTGCATCATTAATTAATCCAAGCACTAGAGCAAGAGGAATGCTCAAAGGTTTGGGTATAGATATTAATAGTATTGTAAATAACAATAAGGGAGATCTAAAGGCTACAGTAGTTGGATTTGCTCAAGCACTTGATACGCTTGCACCTCTTGAAAGAGCACGAGCAATTGAACAAATGTTTGGTAAGTTCCAGTTTGCTCGTTTGTCTGCTTTGTTCCAAAACGTTACTAAAGATGGAACCCAGGCATCTAGAGTGCTTACTTTAGCAGGATCTTCAGTACAAGAACTTGCAGCGCTATCTGATAAAGAATTAGGAATGACTGCAGAATCTGCAATGAATAAGTTTAAAAAATCTGTTGAAGATTTAAAGTTTGCACTTGTTCCAGTTGGAGAAGCATTCTTAAAGGCTGTCACCCCTGTCATTGAATTTATATCTGGAATAGCACAAAAATTTGCGAACTTGTCTGAGGGAACTAAAAAAGCAATAACAATTATGGTTACAGTAGTTGGTGGCCTTGGTCCAGTATTACTTATGACATTTGGTCTGCTTGCCAACGGCGTTGCTAATATAATTAAATTATTTTTAACGCTTCGTAGTGGATATCAAAACTTAACAGGCCAGTCAAAAAATCTTGGTGAACAAACCCAGTATATGACAAGTGAGCAGTTAGATGCTGCTGCTGCAGCACACTCACTTAATCAATCACATGCAAGACTTACTCAGCAGTTTACAGCAGAAACAGAAGCACTAAAAAAACTTATAGTTGAATATCGTAATGCCGCTGCTGCAGGTGCAGGATTTGCTACCCGTAATCCTGGAATGATGAATCCACCAAGAAGAAAAATGGTAGATGGAGGAATACTTTCTGGCCCAGGAACTGGAAGATCAGACTCTATTCCAATCATGGCTTCAAATGGTGAAGCAATTATTTCAGCTAAAAATGTAGAAAAATATCCAGAGTTAACAGCAGGACTTGTTGCTGGAAATATTCCTGGATTTAAAAATGGAAGACTGCCAATATTTGCAGAAAATGCAATTAGATTCCAAAACCCTACACAAAATATGTCACAGCAGGCGGGACAAACAAATCTTGCTTCAGTG